CGGTCGGGGTGGATCATCATGGATCGACCGGCGCCAGCGTAGACCTCGCCAACCGCCTGCTCGTTGAACTGAAACATAGCGGGCTGGCCGTAGTCGGGCTTCGTCGCGTCCGTCACGAACTGCGAGACAATGAGCTGACCTTCCCAAGCCGGAATGAGCTTGACGAGGCCCTTAATCCCACCAGGGACGCGCGTAACCGGCTGATCCCAGGCCCGGCCATCGGCCAATTGCAGGATGACGCCCGCATACCGGCCAACCATGCCCCGGACGTCCGCCTCCATCAGCGATTGCCAGCCCCGAATGTTGGTCAGGTGCGTGCGGATCGCGGCTTCCTGGGGCGTTTCCTTGATCTGGGAGCCTTCCGACCCGTCACGCGGCTTTTGCAGCAGGAACGGGTGTGTCTCCCAGGTCTTGGCCACGGTCTTGTCAACGACCGCCGTTCCGATCCCGTTGCGGCAGTACATCGTGTACGTGTCATTGAACGTGATGGCGTTCGGGAGCGGCCACCCAAAGTCCTTGTAATGGTCGTGCTTGGCCCAAGTCGGTTGCAGAACCGAAATTTGGCGGTAGTTCCACGGGCCATCGACTACTTGAGCGTTGGCGATGGTTTCTAGGGCGGCGGTCGCAGCGGTCATCCCGTCCTCTTAAGCAGCATGAAGGCCTGAGCCCCATCTTCGCGCTTAGCATACGCCATAACGAACGCATCCGCCTTATTCGGTGATGGGACCGGGCCGCCGACACGTTTGGCGTTGGCCAGATCCTTCTTGCTCTCCACCTTCACGCGGCCAGCGTTATCGAAGTCTCGGCGAGGCGTGCATAGCTCGTCAATCAATCCGTCCAGATCAGGAATGTTCGGTGAGATGCTAATCAGGTCTTCAAGGTCGAACCCGTGGCCATGGTGGACGGCGTTATACGTGTTGCGGAACCGCCTAGCCACGTCCCACCAGACTTGGGCTTTGATGTTGGAATAGTAGTCCTTGTTAGTCGGGCTGTTCGGGTTCTCGTCGATGCGCTCGTCAGGGTCTATGACCGCCCCGCCAGCATTGAACTTATGATGCTCAACGTCTGTCTCAGTTAACGCGTTCAGTTCGTTGAAGTGAGCGCCAGCGAACGCCCCGACGCCGATGCAGTCATAATCGACCGTTGCGCCACTTTGACGCGCCATCGCATGGACCCGGCTAACCGACTTAAGAAGCTGATCCTCGGTCGCCTTCCACTCATCCAGGCCGACAGCCTCGATACCGAGAACTTCGACGGTAGCGCATTTGTCCGCGCCGCCGTCCGCGATGTCGAATCCGATGCGACGCCGGCCGATAGCGGGGAATTTGAGTTTCTGGCGTGCGTTGATCGCGGCCAGAACCCACGAACGCCGAATGATGACCTTGTCGTCATCCTCTTGCGGCTCTCCGAGGTAGACGTGGCGGTATTCGTCCTCGTCCTCGGCCTTGGCCGCCTCGATAACCCTGACGATGGTGTTCGAGAGAAAGGGGTTCTCGTCGTAATTGATCTTGCGCTTAACCGTGTCGGGCGGCGTGTTCGTGACGAAGCGTCGATATACGAAGTCGGTTGTCAGGCGCGGGTTGAAGATGATCCAGAACTCGGACCCTTCCGCGCGGACGGTGGGCTCCAGGACCTTCCATTGGTCGGCGGTGAGGTTATGCGCCTCCTCGATCCAACAAATGTCGATGCCCTCAAGCGACTTGATTTCGTCGATGTGGCGCCAGAGGCCATAGAAGACGAACTCCGAACCCGTCACCTTGTGGCGGATGCGGTTGTCGGTGATGTCGAACTCGTCAGTTAGGCCGAAGCGTTCGATCTGGATCTTGAGGAGCGTATATACCGACTCCGCAATTTTGTTCTGGAACTGACGAACGCAGAGGAACCGGACCTTATAGGCCTGTGCCAGGAAGACGGCATGGCCCGCCGCGTCCCAGGACTTAGACGAGCTGCGCCCACCGTATAGAACACGGTTGCGGGCTCGTTGCTTCCAGAACGAACGAAGCGCCGGGTTCAGACTCGCGCGTCTGGGCCTATTGGCTGGCTGAGGCCTCGCCCGGCTGGTCTCTAGCGGCTTAACCTTCCTCGGGTTCGTCATAGAACGCCGAACGGTCGCGAGGTTGATATACGGTCGCGTCAATCTTGGATCGGTCGATCACAAGGCCATTGAGCTTGGCGGCGTCCATAAGCGCGCCCTTCACGACGTTTAGGTGCTTGTTGCTGGTCGCGACCACCTTCCCTGTCGGGTCGCGAGTAATGCCCGTTTCCTCGGCTAAATCGGCAATACGCATCAGGCGCTCGGTGATCGCAGCGACGGTGATTTCAGCGCGCACGGCGGCCCGGTTCTGGATTTCCGCCACTCGGGATTGGACCGCTTCATTTACTTTCAGGCGCCGAGCGTTTCCGCTGTTGGCCTTGAAGCCTGCGGATATGTACGCAGCGTCGGCCGTCTCACCCTTGGCGAGGCCTTGGGAAAAGCGTTCCCATCGTTGGTTTTCGAGTACGGGCATGGGCTACAAATGCCACCGACAGGGCTTAGGCGCTAGGGTTTGGTTTCTTTCGGGGCCTATGGGGTCGTTCCGGCAGTCCCTCAAGTCCAACGCCTGCCAGGAAACTACGCGCCCACCGTCTGGCCTCGGCGCGGGATTGGAATTTCACCGAAAGCGATACGTTGATGCGGAGTCGGCCATCCGTGACCATGACGTAACTCTTTGAGCCTGTGCGCCAAACCTCCCACGCTATCAGCGGTCCCGGCTCTGGAAGGCCAAGCACCGATTGGACCTGTCGGAAAGCACTAGGAATAGGAACGCCGCGCTTCGGACGTATAGACGACAGCCGAGCAATTTGCACCGTCATGCTTTAGACGCCCTTCGAAGCTTGCGGATCTTGGTCAGCCATTCGGGATAGGTGGCGAACACCAACCGCTCTAGGGCTTTGTCGTAAGCGCCCTCGTTCGGGACATCGAGAGGTAATTGAATGATGAGGCGGATGCGAGCCTCGCCGCTGATGTGAACCACGATGACCCGATGCGAATAGCCATCCGGGGCTACGCCAAGTTCGACGGGCTCAAATTCCATCGGCCGGGGATCGCGGATATTGTATTTACGGCCGGGGTTCTCATCGAACCACGCCTTATCGGAAGCACACGCGGCATCGATTGCGGCGCCGTGGATTGCGTCGATAACGTCAGTCATCGGGCCTTCACCTTCCTGTCTGTCTTGAGGCCGGTAGGCCGCTTGTTATCGCGCCAACCCGCTATGTTCAGCTTTTGGACGTTCACGGCCGGCGCGTCTCCGAACTCGTCCACGGGCTTTGCGGCGGCCGCCCCCTTTCCCTTGTGGGGCTTGGGTTTACTGTCCTTGTTGCCCCGATCTCGCGGCCGCCCTTTAGGCGTAGAATTTGAGATTACGGCATCGACGATCTTCTCGCCGACCTCCGAGGGTGCGCGCTTGGGGTGGGATACATACGCGAGAACGGCGAGACTGAAGACGGCTGTTCGGTCAATACCGCGCTCTTTGGCCAGCGCATCGGCGAGCGCGACTAAGTGAGGGTCGAACCTCATTGAGAATGGCTTTTTGGTCATGCCGGATTGTATGCACGTATTTACGAAACCGCCAGACCAAAACGACCAAAGCCGCCGCCCAACTAAGGACGACGGCTCCGGGAGAAACACAGGTGGCAAAGCGCCTAGAGGGGCGATGGAGACGTTACGACAGCTTTTCGGTTTCGTCCAGCCAGCGTTTACGGGCGCGTTCAACGACGGCCTTAGCGTCCTCGATAAAGCGCTCATCGCGCGTGGATTGTGCTTCCGCGAGGTAGAAGCCTGCGGCCTCTTCGTTGTCGATGTAGTCGGCCGGGTCGAAAGCTGTCGTTTTCATCTTCCTCTTGGCCCATATGGCGCGGGATGCGGCTTGGCGGTTGGTGAGGGTCAACGGTTGGTGTCCATGCGCTTGATAACGCGCCCATGAAGGGCCTGGAACGCACGGCGGGCGACCTCATAGCGGGCTTGGCGCGGGTCGGCCTTGGCGTGCGGGGAAAGGTCTTTGTGGGTCATGGTTTGGCCTTTCGCCGGGCCGCGAACGGGTTTTCCTGCGTCAAGATAACCGAACGGAGGCTCTAGGAAGGGGCCGCAGTTCTTGCGAACGCAGTTGTTTGCTGCCCAAGATCCTTGTTGCGCAAGGCAGTTTTCATTGCCGCAGATCCATGGGCGCGTGTCTCTGGTCATGGCTTTCCTCTGGGACGGCGATCCCGATTGATGGAGAGGCCCGCGTTTCCACGGCTTGTCCTGGGGTTCTCTAGGTCCCAGGGGCCGTTTGCTCGTCGCACCGAACATGTCGGATTGGGCGCGGTTGGCGGGCCTCTCGCGATGATTCGCCGACTGTCGGAGTGGGGGAGGTCGGCGAACATCCACGGGCCATGAATGATCGCGACGGGCTTGCGTGTCAATCCGCTACAGTGATGTTTTATCGCTTGCGGTCACACTACACTCGTGCTTTATTCGGGTCACGGGGTCGCCGCCCCTACAGCCAGTGAGAACCGAAATGACCACCCTCGCCGACATCGCAGCCCACACCGCTAAGGTCATGGCCAACCCGCGCAGCCGCCTCATGGTTC